GTACTACTTTTTTTGGTGTCAGTAGATCTTGTGGAGTAAGGAGTTGTTTTCAAGTAACAACTGCCGATGATGGTGATAGTTGGGTACATAAAGACGATATAGGTGTAGTAGCTGGTTTACTGTTTTTGACACCCAATCCTCCACCCGATAGCGGTACAATTATTTACACTCCTCCTCCACACAAAGAGCATGATATCATCGGTAACTCTTTCAATAGATTAATTTTATACGATGCAAATAGCTATCATAAATCAAATAAGTATTTTGGTAGTAATCTAAGAGATGGTAGATTGACTCAGCTTTTCTTTTTAAGTATGGACTAATGAATAAAACTTTTTATATCAATGGAGGAGCTGGCAGAGTTATTTCTGCCATACCAGCTCTGGAAAAATTTCATTACCTTAATCCTAATAATGATTTCAAAGTTTTAGTAGCTGGTTGGGAAAGTCTTTACTACTCTCATCCTTTACTACAAAATAGAACTTTCAGTATAAATCAAAAAGGAGTGTTTGATAATTTCATTAGAGATAATCTATTGGTGGTCCCAGAACCATACAGTAGACGTAGTTATTACACTCAGCAAAAATCATTGGCTGAAGTATTTGATGAAGAAATAAATGAAACAAACGACCACAGGGATATAATTTATCCCAAACTATATCTTCAAAAACAAGAAATAAATTCTATTCAATTTTTAATAAACGACAAAAAAGATCAATTTAAAAAAGATAGAACTATAGTATTTCAACCTTACGGAAGTGGTATCTCTATTAATAATAATAGACCATCAGATACCTCGGTCAGAAGTCTTGATGTTGATGACTATTTGAAGATAGTTAATCGTCTTAGTAAAGATTTTCTTGTAATCTTTTTTGGAGAGAAGCAATTCATACATCCAGGAGATAATGTAACATGGAAACCAGCAGAAGATTTGAATGTAGATCTTAGGTTTTGGATGTCTTGTATATCTCAATGCGATTATTTTTTAGGAATCGATTCTGTTGGCCAGCACATTGCAAGGTCTTTTGATAAACCTGGAACAGTTGTAATGGGTTCGACGTTTGAAAACAATGTTTCATACCCAGATCATTTTACCATATTTAGAAACGAGTATTCTCCCGTATATGAACCGATACGGATTAGTTTTTCTGATTGCGATTTTTCACAAAGAAGTAATGATAGACTAATGGATTTCAGCCAAGAACAACTAAACAGTATTTGTCAAACTGTGGAGAACAATTTTAAAAAAGTATCAAATAGTAAAGTTTGGTGATGATAATAAATTATGCTGTTCAGGTATGTGATACAAAAACAAATCAAACTACAAAGAGAATAACCAACACCAGTAAAACTGAAATATCTAAAAGATGCTTGACATCTTTTTTTAAAGCTGTAAATTTTGTTGATTTAAACAACACTGATGATACATTTAATATTCAACAAAATATAATTATTGTCTGCGACTCTTGCTCTCCGGATTTGATAACATTCCTAAAAGTATTGTTGAACAAGTATCAGTCTACAAACATAAACATTCAATTAGACATTTTAGAAAATTTAGGTATCAAACAATCAATAATTCTAACATATGATTATTTGAAAAAGCTAGATGGAGACTTTGTATACCAAATTCAAGATGATTACTTATTCTATGAATCATCTATTTTTGAAATGGTCAGTTTATTTGTTCAGTTGAAACAAGACTGCAACACAGATTCAATTATAGGATCTTTCAATGCTCCTAGCCTATGGAATGATACTTACCGGTATAAGGTAACACCTAGAATGATAGTTCCAGGATCCAATAGATACTGGATACAGAGTTACGATATAGCTTGTACCTTTTTAACCAGTAAGAGTCTGTTTATGAAACACACTGACATCTATGATAATTTTATTGACTTACTTCCTGTGGGAATTAATGGTGATTTAGAAAATATTTCTTTGAATTATCTTTTTACTAAGCATGGGGTTCTTGGAATGTTACCAATCAACAGTGTTGCATTTCATTTACAGTCTGAAAGAGAGTTAGATAATTACTCAAACTGGAAATTACTTTGGGAGGAAAATAAAACATGAAATCCTGTATTCTTACAACGTTTAATTTTCAAATAGATCAAAAATTAGTTGATTACAACTCTAGAGTCGTATCTAAATTTACTTCTAACACAGACATTGTTTATGTTCCTTTGAGATACAACTTACCCAACAGGTTGATATCTCACTACGAATCCCTAGACTATGGAATGGAACACCTATTAGATCAATATGATTATTTTTTAATTTTAGATATAGACTGTATACCTCTTTCTTACAAAAGTATAGATTATATTTTTCAAAGAATTAAGAAGAATATATTGATTGGAAATGCTCAAAGGTCCATGCATATAGACAACAACAAACACGTCTACATAGGCTCGTCGTGCATAGGTTTTTCAAAAGAGTTATTTGAAAGAATTGGTCGTCCATCATTTGCACCTACTGCAAGGGGAGATACTGCTGAAGAGTTAACCTATCTTTGTGAGTCGAGCGGTATTGAGGTAGAAACTTTGATGCCACTATCGTACGAGAAAGAACCGTTAGGAGGTCCAGCATGGGAATTGTCAGATCCAAGCATTAAGTACGGGATAGGAACAACCTTTATTAATAAAGACAATGATCAAATGTTCTATCACTTATTTGAATCTAGAGTAGAGGAACATAATAATTTGTTTTTTAAAAAATGTGATGATATTTTATTTGATTGCTCTACAACAGAGATGTTCAACCCCTTTGGTTGTTATTTTCTACGTCACCATCTTCCCAACGATACATTTAATATTCTAGAGCAGGAAATAGATAATGTACAACAAAACTTAGAAAATAAGGTATTTGTAGAATCAAATGATTTTTCAACCAATCTAGTTGGTAAAAACTCATACCAAATCAAGATGAGTCAATTGGTCTTAAAGAATTCAAAACTTTCAGATTATCTTTTAACTATTGGTAATCAATATTTAAGAAAACAAAATCTATCACCAACCAATCTACGACTCGGAAACGTGTGGATTAATTATTGCTTCAACGGGGACTACAATCCAATTCATAATCATGATAGTCTTCTTTCAGGAGTAATATATATTAGACAAGATGAAAAACTACTTAATGATAAGAAAATAAGCAGTAGAGCCGGTCCTGATCTTAATGGAGGGACTCACTTCGTCTACAGTTTAAATAATAGCCCTTTGAATAAATTTACATACTTCAATCAATTTGAGAAACAACAAGTTATACTTTTTCCAAGCTGGCTCAATCATTGGGTCAATCCTTACAATGGTGAGGAAGAAAGAATAACTGTAGCATTTAATATATTGGGAGATTTGTAATGTATTCTATTTTTATACCGTTTCTTTCTAAAAGCAAAACAATACAACGGTGTTTAAATTCTATCTACAAAAACTCAGTTCATCCTCATGAAATTATATTAACAGTCAATGAGTCTGACGTATATTATGCATTCAATGAGGGTGTATACAAGTGTAAGAATGAGGTTGTTGTTTTAATGAATGATGATATGGTTGTTTCTAAAGGCTGGGATGTGCTGATTCCAACCCACGCAGCTCCTAACAGGATACTTACAACTTGCGTTGTGGAGAAGAATCCAGTTAAGTTACTTTATGGTCCTTCATGCTTAAAGCATGACTGTGGAGATGAGAACAATTTTGATCAAGATAAGTTTGAAAATTTTGCTAATGAGTACGGTAGTAATATGCCAGACTATACTCCCAATGCATCAGGATGGTACATGCCTTTAATTATTAACAAGAAAACTTTTGTTACCTTTCCTAATATTGTAAAATTTCCAATTTGTGCTAATGACACTCTTCTTTTTGAAATGATATCCAAATCGAATAACGGCTATGAGTTTGGGGTCATAAAAAGTTTTATATACCATTTTTCACACGCAACCAGTAGAGCATGATATGAAATTAATTGATACAATGAGAAATTTAGAAAAGACATCCGTCAAATGGAATACCTACTATATGGACTATGAGAAGCATTTAGAAAAATATGTTGGAAATAGCCCTACTGTGCTTGAGATAGGAGTCGCAGATGGTGGTTCTTTAGAATTATGGTCTAAATATTTTATCAATGGTGAGATCCATGGATTAGATATAGATAGTAAAATTATGGATTACAAGTATAGACAGCCTAATATATTCTGCCATCTTGGTGATCAAAGCGATCCGGAATACTGGAAGCACTTCAATAAAAATACAGATGTTTCATTTGACATTATTATTGATGATGGTAGCCACATTAATAGTGATCAGATAATGACTCTTGTCAATCTGTTTCCAAGACTGAAAGATGGAGGTACTTACATTGTAGAAGATACTCACACAAGCTACTGGCAAACATATGGTGGAGGATTGAAAAAACCCAATACCTTTATTGAAACTGTTAAGACGTTAGTAGATTTTTTACACAGAGATCATATTGACAGTCAACCTAACAAAGAGCTTGTGAGTATATTTGGTGATCTAAAATCAATGGTTTTTTATAATAGCATGGTTATACTAGAAAAACAAAAATACGTTGCAATGGTTCCCTATGGTGTCAGGGTAAATAAAGGCTAGGAGATGTAGTACTGTGTGAGCTCACATTGTTGCCATGTAGTTTTCAGTAAGGATTATTATGTAAATTTTATTGGTATAAATAGTCTATAACTAGGAGTAAATATGGCCGTCCCAGCATCAAGATCCGAATTCAAAGAATACTGTTTACGTAGTCTGGGTAAACCTGTAATCGAAATTAACGTTGATGATGATCAAGTAGAAGACCGTATTGATGAATCCCTTAAATATTACTGGGACTACCATTTTGACGGTACAGAGCGTATATACTACAAGCACGCTATAACAGCAAACAACGTTATAGACAAATATATCACGTTACCTGAAAATGTTATTGGAGCTGTAAGAATTTTCAACATTGGTGACCCTATGGTCACTAATAATCTTTTTGATATCCGATATCAAATCGCATTAAATGATCTATACACACTTACCTCAGTGTCTATGGTCCCCTACTACATGATGTTCCAACACATCCAGCTACTTGAGCAGCTACTTGTAGGCCAACAACCAATCAGATTTAACAGACATACAGATAAGTTGTTTGTTGACATGGATTGGAACAAAGTCAATGTTGGTAACTTTTTAATTGTAGAGGCATATCAAGTTTTAGATCCTGATACTTATACAGATGCATGGGGAGATAGATGGCTTTCCAGGTATGCAACTGCTTTAATTAAAAAGCAATGGGGTTCCAATCTAACAAAGTTTAGTGGTTTACAATTACCAGGCGGTGTTCAATTCAACGGCGACAAAATCTATAATGATGCTGTTAATGAGATTGAAGCAATGGAAAAGGATATGGCTACTAGTTACTCATTGCCGTCATTTGACATGATTGGGTAAGGGGTAATAAAATCGCTACCTCATTCTATTTCAATAATTTTGGTGCCAGCCAAGAACAACTACTGATTGAAGATTTGGTTGTTGAATCCATTCGTGTGTACGGTCATGATTTATACTATCTTCCAAGAACTAGAATCAATGACGACTTGATTCTGGGTGAGGACTCATACTCAGAATTCAACTCTCAATATTTTGTTGAGATGTATATTAAGAATGTAGAAGGATTTGCAGGTCAAGGTGATTTTCTTTCTAAATTTAATTTAGAGATAAGAGATCAAATAACATTTACAGTAGCAAGAAGAACTTTTAATAATGAAGTAGGTGCTTATACTACATTTACAAGACCAAGAGAAGGTGACTTAGTTTATTTTCCTTTAAACAATAAGATATTTGAAATTAAGTTTGTAGAGCACGAATCAATATTCTATCAACTCGGAGCATTACAGACGTTTGATATTACTTGTGAGTTGTTCGAATACAATAATGAAATATTTAACACAGGTATATCTTTAATTGATGAGAAGCAAAGAGATCTGACATTTAATCTAACTGATTTTGCAATTAAGTTAGAGACCGGGCTTGCACTTGCAGATGAGGATGGGTTTGATTTGATCTTAGAATCATTCAACATGGATACACAGGATCCAATTTCTGACAATGCTGAGTTGGAATCTGAAGGGGATAGCATATTAGACTTCACTGAAATCGATCCTTTCAGTGAGGGAGGAACGTACTAATGTTTAATCAAGTTTTTTATCACGACACTATAAAAAAATATGTTGTTTTGTTTGGAACAATATTTAACGACATCTACATTTTGAAAAGTGATGGTACTAATACTACTCAAACAATAAAAGTACCTATATCGTACGGACCAAAGCAGAAATTCATTTCTAGACTCACACAGGATCCCGATCTAACAAAACCTGTTGCTATTCAGCTACCAAGAATAGGGTTTGAGATGACGGACATAAGTTATGCATCAGAGCGTAAGCTGCCAACTATCAACAGAGTTGCAGTTCAAGATCCAGACAATCCTAATAAATTAAAATACCAGTACATGCCTGTACCGTATGATTTTAGTTTTAGTATGTATATTCTTGTTAAAAATGCCAATGACGGAACAAGGATACTTGAGCAGATTCTTCCCTTCTTTACACCCGATTGGACTGCCACTTTAAATCTTGATTCTTCAATGCAGCATAAATATGATATACCTATAATATTAGATGATGTTAGATGTGAAGATACTTATGAGGGTAATTTTATAGAAAGAAGAGTTCTCACATGGACTCTCAACTTTACTCTCAAAGGTTATATATTTGGACCAACAAGAAAATCCGAACAGATTAAGACTTCTATTATTAATCTCTATAATGTCGACAGAGCAAGAGAATTTTCAGTTGCTGTTGGCAACACACAGCTTCAAGATGTAATTACAACTATTCCAGTTGTCGCTGGTAAAACTGTTGATCAGATAGAAGCTGATGATGATTATACCTTTAGTCAGACTATAGAGCAGTTTTATGAACAATGATCCAATAGGTGATGCTTTAAATATGAATCCACTGCAACCATTGCTTACTTCAGCACAAAAGAAGTCTCTTATTCCAACAGACTACGAGTATGCTCGCGGCAGTATGATTGGTGTTATAGAGAAGGGCAACGAAGCGCTAAGTGATATGCTCAGTGTTGCTCAGCAAAGTCAGCAGCCTAGAGCATATGAGGTGGTGGCTACTCTTTTAAAAACTATTGCTGATACAAATAAAGATTTACTAGAGCTTCAAAAGAAGCATAAAGATATTGAGAACATGGATGGTCCACAGACTCCACAAACAATTAATAACAACTTGTTTGTTGGTTCAACTGCGGAACTTCAGAAATTGATTAAACAACAAAATGAACAAAAATGATGTCTACCTTGGTAATAAAAATCTAAAACGTACCGATGTAAAGGTTGAGTTTAC